AAGTTGTTTAATAAAACCTTTTTCATCTACAAAATATTCGTTGCCTGTAAAACGAAAAGTTTGATATAGATTGTGCAATCTAGTTTCATTAAAAATATCTGTTTCTAAACGAATACCGATTAATCTTACCCCCTCTGTTGATAAAACCAGTTGTTTAACTCTATGTACCCAATCGTTACTTTTACCTATTTTTATATGCCCCTGAGAATTTTCTAAAAAATAAATCATACTAGGTAATCGTTTTATTTCAAAAACATCATCATAAGTTAAACCTTGAGCTACCAATTTTTCACATTCTTGTACCCTGATCCGTGCATCTTGAATTGACATAGCAGGATAATAGCCAATGACTTTTGATTTATGAACACCTTTTAAAGAATAATCAAAACCAAAACTATGTGATCCTTTTTTACTTGCATTACATAACAGGTTTTTTTGTATGGTATCACGAACATAGATACCTCTTCGTCCTTTAAAATCAGGTTTCCAAGTTTTTAAAAACTCGTCTGTTAATTCAATATGGTTACTTTTGTCTGTAATTCTACCCATAAATGTAAAAATAACTTAAATATCAATATGGTACAAGGGGTTTACAAATATATGATTATCAGGTAATAATAAGAAGTTACTAACATAACAACCCCCTTTGGAATGGGAAGATGTCTTCATTTAATTTTAGAATGATTGAAAGTACAAGGCTACCTTTCCATTCCCTTTTTAAAACAAAAAAGATATAAACGTTTCATTTAAAATCTCTTCAGAAGTTTGATATATTTTAAACCGCATGTTTTTTATTTGTCTTCGTATATGTTTTTTTTCTTCTACATCTAAATTTTCTTTAAGTCTTTGATATACCCTGTCATATCGAAACCAAAGTATTTGTTTTTTATTAAAGGTAACTATGCCTTTCTTTAAACTTTTACGGTAATTAGCTTGAATGACTTCAGGATCTAATCCTGCCCAACAACATATATCAAAAAAATTAGAAGTGTTGTTTAAAATCCAATTATGAGCTTTAAGTTTTGCTATGGAGTGTTTGCGGTCAGAGTGTGTAATACGAGCATCTTCTAAAGCGGTTATGACTACACTACGCCATAAACGTTCTTCTGGCTTTAACTCAGGAAAAGCTAAAGCATCTGGAGAAAGTTGATAAGTTTGTGTTACGGTAAAATCACTCAATTATTTCAATGTCCATATGTTTTAATTAAATGAGATAATATGGTCTCATAAAGTTTAATTACATATGTATCATATTTTTGTTTTTTATAAAAGATATAATCTTGATAAATTGATTCGACAAAAGCATGTAAATCATCAGGGCTTAGATCTGACGGATTTGCTAGACCTGTTGCAAATACATCAGTTTCTAATAATTCGTCCCAATTTGTAGTTTTTTTACTTGCCATATGGTTATTTTCTCATATGGCATAAAAATGTCTAGTTCTTGACCGTATATGGTGTGGTATGGTATGGCTAAATAACTTTTATTTTTTCTTTCCCGTTGTCTACAATACAAATTTCTTTAGTTTCCATCCAAACTTTTGCACCACAAGACAATGGTTTATCAGGAGAGTAAACAACTTTTGAGGCCCCCTGTACTTCAACGGTGTGTCCATAAACATTTTGTTTTGAAGTTTTAACAGTTATGACAGGCTCTCTTTCACCTGTTTTAGCATTTTTCTTTATGATATGTTGATTAACATGTATTCTTTTTATCATTTGTTTTTATCGTAATACTCTCTTCGTTTAAGTTCTTTCATGATATTAGCCTTTTGCACGGCTCTTAGCCACCTTTTAATTAAAATGTTAAAGGTTTCATTTTTCTTTAGTTTGACTTTTGGCACTATTGTTTAATATCCACAGTGCAAATGGTGTCGTTGTGTTGACCACCGTGAGCCACGAGTAAAATACGATTCAACTTGAAACCATACTTTTTACCAATACCCCCACTATTCCAACCAAAAGACATAACCCTGCCATTTTTTTTAACAATTCTACCTATCTCTTTTTTACAATTAGACCAGTAAGAAGCGTTCATTGGGTTGTCTAAAGCAAGACCATTACCTTCGTACATTTCTTTCAACTGTCGTTGTGAATAAGGCGGATCAAAAGCAAGAGACTCCACTGATTCAGACGGTATGGTTTTTAAATACTCAATTGCATCTTGTTTATAAGGGTAGGGGAAAGGGTCCACAAAAGTGTACCCTAACTCGGCCTCTATTAGTTTTGCAATAGGTGGTATTTCAAAAGTTTTGTGAGAAGGCATTGCCCAAACTCGCTCAATTAACATCTTTATTTTCCACTAAAAGTTTTTTTATAAAAGTTTCTGGTTTAATCTTACTTCCTTTAGCTCGTTTCTCAACATAACCTTTTAATAACATGCTGACAAAGGCCGCAGGTTTACGAAACTCTTTATTACATAAACTTTTTAAAATAGCATAATCTTCCACTGTTATTGCTACACTTTTCCATTTAGTTACATCCATTGTTATACTCCTTTTGTAATTCATTTAAAAGTTTTTGTCGCTCTTCTTCAATCCACTTTAAATTTTCGTCATTGTTGTTTTGTAACTGTTGATCATCTCTATCTTCAGTACATGTTTCTTTAATTTCTTCATCTTTTTTACTCATAATTTTTTTCTAAAGCTCCTATTTCTTCAAATTTTTTCATAGCGTATTTTGCCGCTTCTTCTTCAGAAAGACCTTGTTCTAGGCCGTCTTCATAAAGATCTTCTAAAATCGCTTGGTTTATATTATTACTCATAGAGCTTATTTTATTACAGCTAGATAAGATATGTCAAGAAAAAATTAGCTAGCCTCGCCAAAGTCTTTACCTAAAGCAATATCGACTACACTAGGAACTTTTAACTCTATACAATTTTCCATAGTATTTTTAATGATTTTAACTTCTTTATCATTTTTAATACTAAAACAAAGTTCATCGTGTATTTGAAGCATAGGAGTAAATCCTTTTTTGTAACAATCAACGACTGCCTGTTTAGTTTGATCTGCGGCACTACCTTGAATAAGACGGTTTAAAGCTTTATAAGTAAAAGCTCTTTTTATATTTTGAGCCCCATATTTAGCTGAAGCATTGTCAAAACGTTCTGCTGTGTGGATTCCAAAGTCTTTTGGCTCCCACATATCAAAACGGCATTTTCTACCTAATTTAGTGCGAATTATACCCTCTGAGGACGCTTTCTGCATACATCTATCTGATAAAGCTTTGACAAATGGTGCTTTAGTGTTGTATTTGTTGATTAAATCATGAGCTTCGTCAGGGTTTACACCTAACATAGTGCCTAATTTGTTCTTACCCATGCCATACATTAAACCTAAACCTATTGTTTTAGCCTGTTTACGCTCAATACCAATCAAATCTGCCACTGTTTGATGAAAGTCTGCATCAGCATTAGCGTAAGCTTCTACTAATTCCTGAGAACCTGCATAACCCTCACCAATAGAAGATGCGTAATGTACCACTAAACGTGGTTCTTGTTGTGAGTAATCAAAACTACCCCACTGACAACCTTCTTCAGGCAAAAACAAACTTCGTACCATTGGGCCAAACTCTTTAGATCTTGCAGGTAACTGCTGTAAGTTAGGATTAGACATAGACAATCGACCACTTACTGTGCCACCAAAATCATTTTTAATTTGCCTAATCTCAGCGTGTATTCTACCTTTATGTTCAAATTTCATAATAGAGTTTAAAAAAGTATTGTGAAATTTGTTTATCTCTCTGGCCTGAACAATAAGTTTACTAATCTCATTAGGATTATTATTTAACCAATTTTGTGTAAAACTTGGTTCGTCTGTTTTAGCTGTTCTTGGGTAATCAATACCTAACTTATCAAAAGCAAAACCTATTTGCCTTGCCGCCCAAATATCAATATCTTGACCAACCAGTTTCTTTATCTTTTGTAATGTAGCCTTTTCTTGTTTTTTAAAAGTGTCTTGTAACTTTGAACATTTCTCAGTATCTACTCTTATACCCTGTTCTCTCATTTCAATAATAATAGGCAAAAGACTTTTTTCTAAACCCCAAATGGTTTCTAAACTTTGCGTATAGATTTCACTTTTAAACCTCTGCCACAGCATAAGCGTGAGCCGTGCATCTTGTTCCGCGTAAAAACCAACATGTTCCGCAGGTAACTTCCACATCTCCCCTTTCGGATCGACCCCGTGTTGCTTTGCGGCCTCTACCAAATCAGTTTCTGCTTTGAGTTCACCTAAATAATCTTTAGATAAAGAGTTTAAAGTATAACTAAAACGATTTTCATCAATTAAAGCACCCGCAACCATGGTATCTATAATCTCGCCCTGTACTTCAATACCCATAGCCCTTAGCCAACCTACATCATATTGAGCATTATGAAATATTTTTACCGCAGGTAAACTACAAACACTTTTCATGTACTTTATAACTTGCTCTTTAATTAAATTACCACCACCAAAATGGGCAAATGGAAAATAGCCTTGCCACCCTTCAACGGCAACGGCAAAACCAATGACTTCACCATTATTAGTAGCCCAACCTGCACCGAGTCCTGCGTTAATACCTTCGTCTCTAGTCTCTAAATCTATTGCTATTTCGTCATACTGCGAAAGATCCTTATATTCGCTTGGGGCTGACCAAATGTGCTTTTTAAAATTAAAAGTTAATTGTAAATTAGACATTTTTACTCTCCTGTAAAAAAATTAAATAGTCTTCCCCAATAGGGTAATTAAACTTATGATCTGTTGATAAAATATGTAAACTATCTTTTGCTCTGGTAACACCTGTGTAAATAACTCTTTTTTCATCAGATTGTTGTGTATTATTTTTATTAACAAAAGCAGAGGGCCAATTAGCTTTTGAATAAAGTAAAACATTATTTGCTTCCCCACCTTTCACCGAATGTATTGTATCTATTATTATATCAGGTTCTTCATCTAAAGTTTTTTGTCCATAACGCTCTAACAATCTTATAAAGTAAGCCACTTGATTAGGTGTAAAGTTTCTTTTTAAAATATTAAACCAAGCTAAAATTTGATGTTCTACATCTAAATCTAAACCACAATAATCAACTAAATCTACAAAACTTAATTCTTCATGATCCGAAGTGTTCATCCAAAATTTAGGTGTTCGATATTTAGGAGCTTTTAACTCCCTAATATAACGATACATATTCTCAGCTTCTTTTTTAAATATTTTTTTGTCATTACTTAAAGTAGTCCAAGCTTTAATTGCTCGCCATTGTTTTATGTCAAAAGATTTATTACCTCTGTTATCCGCATAATACAAACCTGAATCTTTAGCACACATTCTTAACTCGTTAACAGTTTCATTAACCCGACCAAGTATATACCAAGTTCCTGCTAACTCACCAATAGGCACTTCATTAAAGTTTAAATACCTTTTAACAGAGCCCTCTTTGTCCAAATAGTCATAATCTTTCTCAACGCTATCAACTATACCGCGTCTAATAATTTCAGAAAAATGATGAATATCTTTACCAAATCTTCTAGTTTGTCTTAATATAACTTTTCGACCTGGAAAATACTCAGTAAAATATTTAGGGTCTGCCCCATTCCAACGATAAATACCCTGATCATCGTCTCCTGCTAAATAAATTCTCTTTACATTGTCTGCCATTTTATACAATACAGACCATTGTAATGGGGTAAAATCTTGTGCTTCATCAAGAATTAAAACTTCTAGTGGTGGAAAGTTTACTTCATCAATAGCCCTTTGAATCATGTCGGTAAAATCTATAAAAGATTCTTTTTTGTAATGTTCGTAAGTTGATATTTTTCTACAAAACACATCCAAATTATCTTTTTTATAAGATTCTTTTTTGTATACGAGCCGTGGGTCTTGTAACATGTTTCTTGCTTTATCATACACACCCAACGACCAATCTTTGTAAGTAAAATTATCATCCGCTAATCTTGAGTCAGACGTTTTAATTATTTTAGCTTCCATAGCATAATCCAACATGCAGTTTTTAGGATCAAATACTTCTTCTTCAAAGTATTGACGACAGTATTTATGTAAAGTTTTAAACCTTGCAAAATCTTCTATACTAAAATTAGAAAAAGTATTTAAAGCTCTATCTCGTGCTGTGTTTACAGCTTTGTTAGTAAAAGAAATAAAGGCAATGTCTTTAGGGTGAACACCTTTGTTCAGATAACCTTTCAACACTCTTTCAATAAGAGTGTAGGTTTTACCAGTTCCAGGAGGACCAAATATCTTAATGGTCTTCTGGTGCAGTAGTTTTTGTTTTTGAATTCCTGAACTTTCTGTGATAGTCATCATCCATCTCACTAGGTTTGTTTACTACTTTCTGCTTAATTATTTTATGGGTTACAAAGGTAGGCATTTCTACACACCAAACATTCTTCTCACCCTCGTGATAATCTTTTCTAGAACAACCTAATAAACGAATAGCTTCAGTTGTGCTAGCAAAAACTCTTGTACCACTTTTCTTTAAAAACCTGTCTAAAGTAATTTTTTTAAAATAACAAAAATTAGTTTTAGAATCTAAAATAACATAACCATCTTTAAGTTTATCAAACTTATCCTGCTCCATATGCGATTCAAAAAAGTCTTTCAATGCTTGATACCTCTCTTCTTCAAGTGTATCCTCATATGTATGTTCTTTATCTTCCTCTGCTTTTTCAACAATACCTTTCATTAACAACTCAAAAGGGTCGGGCCCCTTTCTTGATTTTGGTAAGGTCATCCAAAATATTCTATGTCGTAACAACTTGACTCTAAAGGATTTTTCGTCTTTCATATCCTCTGGTAATACTATAACATGTTGTTCTTTAAAGTCGAATGTGTAAGAAGTATTTTTTGGATCTTGTATGTAAGTTATGTTTTTAAAGCTATCTATAATTTCTGGTATTGCTTCCCCAATACCTAACCTTCTAGTTTTACATAAATCTTTATTACAGATAGGTTGAAATTCTGGATGTTTAGGTGGACATTGAAACTCATAACCAGATTTATGCACTGACTTTGCTATAGAAGTTACCTCATTTCTATCTAACGGGGTTTTAAAAATAGTAGAATTTCTGTCTTGAGCTGTCTCTTCTATCTGTTGAATTGTTAGTGCATTGTTTTTTTTCATTTCAAGAACAAGCACGTTAAATAAATAATTGTTGCGGTTGTTACCTGCCCAACCTTCTTGTATTAATTTTTGTACGCAGGGTGGGTACTGACTCCACTCAGATTCAACATCATACTCTTGTACTTTATAGTCATAAAATTCTTGTGGTTTTATTTTTTTCTGCTCGGCAAGTTTTAAAAAACGACCAATTAAAAGTGCATTACTGTTATCATCATAAGCGTGTTCCATAGTGGCTTCTTGATCGTTGTAAGGCATGTTAAGCATTTTGTTACATGGAAAAACTTCTTGAGCTTGAAAGTATTGCTCATTAATTTGAGAAAGTTTTCTAGATACTTTAGTAGCATCTGCCCATTCAGTAAAGAAAATAAAAATATGTAAACCACCTGACTTAGATTTAACAGCAATCAAAGGTAGCTTATATTTTCTTATTATATCTATATATTTTTTAGAAGAAAAACTAGTATAGCTGTGAGGGTCAACATCAATACACCCCCAAATACACTTACCCTCTAACTCAGGTTTAATACCTATACGAATTTTACCGTCTAAGTGTTCTTTCCAAAGTTCCGCGGTCAGTGGTTCGTGTATCGTTTGATACTCGGTGCCTTTCTTACCCCTCTCGTCGTCCTTGCCTGTAAGCAAGGACTTGAGGTAGCGGGTATTGTCCCCCGCAAAAAGTTTCAATAACTTTTGGTGCATAACTAAAAATCAACTTTATCGTTTTCTTTTTCAGGTGCACTTGCATCAGATTCAAAAGCAACCTTACCGAATAAATCTAACTTCATAGCAGAATTATAAAACTCTTTAGTTACCTCAAGAGTTGAAGAATCGGTTGGTTGATCTAAAAGACGGTCAAACTCTACAGCCCACCCAGTCCATGAACCCTTATTATTAGATTCTTGAACAGTTGATAACCTGTAAGCACTTGCCCATGAAGGTGGTGTGAAAAAACCATTCTTACCTTTCATCTTTCTAGTTGATATCATAGAGTTCCAAAGTTTTGATTTTTTCTTTTGAGTAGACTTCATAGTAAGAAGAGCCATTTCAACAGGGTTATACTCTTCGTCTAATATATAAACAAAATGATTCCCTGTATCCTCTACATAATTGCCATTATTTAGTCTATCTCTACCATCATCTCCTCTGCTTGTTTGAGCCAAAATACTTGGATCTGTATGTATGTTGATAGGTCTTCCTGGAGAATCCCCACGATCAGCCCACTCGTTAAAAGTGTTTACATACAAACACGGCACAACAATACAGCCATCTTTTCCTCTGTACAAAGAACCTGTAACTTCATTATAGATGTCACCTAACTTAGCGTCCTCGTTATATTTTGAATCAGATGGGTTTAAAACAGGGGAAGTATTACCTATTAATTTTAATATAGGTAACTTTGTATCCCTTGCGGTGATATGCTCTGTGCCTTGGCCCGAAAACTCTTCTAGGCTAGAGACAACTGGCAGTTTTACGTCTTGTTTCTTTATTGCTTTAGTCATATTTACTCCTACTTGGTTAGTTTAGTTTTGCTTGCGATATATACCCCAAAAAGTTCCATGTCGATCTTTTGACCATTTTGAATACGCTCTTTAACGTAAGCTTTTAAAGTCATTGGTTCAACTTTCATTTTTTGGTCGACAGCGTACCCTCTAGTTTTTAAATCTTCGACAAGATTACTTGCTTCTTGATCTTCAGATTTACCAAAGTTTAAGGATACAATGTTCTTTATTAAACCCCCCGCACCATTTTCACGAAGCCATTCAAAAGCTTCTTCTTGTTTAGATGCTGGGATTTTTGCAGCGTAGAAAGGTCGAACATCAACAGTAACACCATTTTCTAGTTTTAACATTGATAGTCCTGCCGCTTGCATTGCACTAGGTATTGTCATCTCAGAAAGTTCACGTTCAGTCTCTTTTAACTTTTTCAGTTTGTCTTCAACTTTTTGTACTTCATTCTGAGTTTCTAATAACTTATTGCAAGATTCAGCGATGTCTTTCGTTGCTGCGGTATCAACCGTTACGGTTGATTCTGCTTCTAAGTCCATTGAACTCTCCTATCTAAATAATTATAGAATACTTAATTTAATATTATTACCTTGCAATGTCAATAAAAATTATCTATTATTCTATATCGTCATGGGATATAAATATAAAACAAAACCGTATGCACATCAAGAAAAAGCTTTAATAAAAGGAGCAGAAGCCTATTCGTACGCCTATTTTATGGAAATGGGTACAGGAAAAACTAAAGTTTGTATCGATAATTTCTCAAAACTTTGGTTAGATAATAAAATAAAGATAGCGGTTATTATAGCTCCTAACTCCGTTTATCAAAATTGGAAAAGAGAAATAGACATACATTGTCCTATTGATACATCAGTGTTTACTTATAAAGTAGATAAGTTAAAAGATTTTATTTTTAGTAAAGATAAATTAAATATTTTTTTAATGAATGTTGAAGCCTTTAGTCACAAATCAGGTGTGGAAACTTTAAAACCTTTAATAGAAAAATACAAAGAAGAGTGCATGATGGTGATTGATGAATCAACTACTATTAAAAATAGAACTGCAAAAAGAACTAAAAATTTAGTTGCTTTAGGTAGACCTGTTAGATACAAAAGAATATTAACAGGGTCACCAATTACAAAAAGCCCTTTAGATTTGTACAGTCAAGCTGATTTTTTAAGCCCTAATCTATTAGGCACTGATAATTTTTATGTGTATAGGGCGACTTATTGTGTTATGCACAGTATTAACACAGGCACAAAATCATTTATGATACCGCAGTATTATAAAAATTTAGACGCTTTAGAAAAAATAATTAAATCTTTTTCTTTCAGGGTTAGAAAAGAAGATTGCCTAGACTTACCTGATAAGTTATATCAAAAAAGAATAGTTACTTTAGGTAAAGAACAGGCTGATATATATCACGAGTTAAAACAACAAGCTCGAACTATTATTGAAGACAAAGAAGTAAGCTATAACAACAAATTAACTGAGATAATAAAACTATTACAGGTAACTGCAGGTTTTGTTAATTCAGATGACGGAGAAATAAAAGATTTAAAAAATGCTAAATTAGAAGAGCTTTTAAATATATTAGAAGAAACTGAGGGTAAAGTTATTATCTGGGCTAATTGGGTACATACTTTAGAAACTGTTATTAAAACTTTAAAAAATAAATTCGGTGAAGAAAGCACTGTTGCAAACTACGGAGCTATTTCAGGTAAAGATAGAGAAGAGGCCGTAGAACTTTTTCAAAAAAATAAAAACACTAGGTTTTTTGTTAGCAACCCGCAAACAGGTGGCTACGGTTTAACTTTGACTGCAGCAAGCACAGTCATTTATTTTAGTAATAATTACGATTTAGAACAAAGACAACAATCGGAAGATAGAGCACATCGTATAGGTCAAAAAAATAATGTTTTATACATAGATATTATTGCAAAAAATACTATTGATGAATCTGTTATTAGAGCTTTAAACAAAAAAATAAAATTAAGTGCCGAAACTTTAGGCGAAGATGTTTTGTCATTTTTATAGGTTTTTAGGGGGTTACCAATGGGTTAGGTGCCTTTTAAAAACGCCTATATGGGCCTCTCAGGAGCTCGTTTTTTTGGCAAAATAGCTAAAAATTAACATTTTTGTGGTATTTATCAACTCTCTCCAACCACCGTTCTTCGTACTCATTTAACATAGATTTGTCCATAATAAACTCTTGAAACAATAAATTTTTAGTACAAACAAAAATAGCACCCTGTTCAATCTCACCATATTGATGTTTGTGAGCTAAAGAGTAAGCTGCAATTTGATAATAATAATCTTCAATCCATTCTTCTCTTTTAGGTTTGTTAGATTGTTTAAAATCTCCAATAGTAGGCATACCGTTATAGTTACAAACTAAATCGGTAGACCCCGCCCAACGATCTTCATAAGCTAAATTTATTTCAGTTCCATAAACTTCAGATAAATTTTGTAAATTATTTATAATTGTATGAGCCATCATTCTAGGAAGAGAACCATCTTCACCTAAGTTTAAATAACCTACACCATTCATATACTGTTCTAGTACAAAGTGCATTTCAGTTCCTCTAGTAGCCGCTTGAGTCGTGATCCGTGCAGCTTCTTCATGGCCCACTCGATTACGCCAGTTTTCTAAAATTCTTTTTTTCTCAGAGGATTGTGTAGCGGATAATATAGTAGTGACACTAGGTACTTTTTTATCTTCAACATTATAGGTTCGAGGGCCGTCATTATCGTTTCGAGTATAATTTTTATATTGGTAAGGGTACGTTTTTTTAAATCCAGATACAGTAAAGCTAGTATTATTTCTTGTTAGCTTCATCTTTCACCTTTTGATTGTATTTAATACTTTCTTTGATTAGCGTTAAATTGACACCGTAATACAAGGCTGACTGTTTTATGGCTTTTATATCTTTAGGAAAACAATGCCCACCAAAACCACGTTCTTTAGTAACTAGTGTATGACTAGTGCCTATTCTTTTATCCAAGGCTATACCTTTTCTTACATGCTCGTAGTCAATACCAGATGCTTTACACAAATCGTATATTTGATTAAAGAAAGATACTTTGGTAGCTAGATAAGCGTTTCTAAAATATTTAATTAATATTAGTTCTTTTGGATCAGCTTCTATAATGTGAGGACAACTAGGAAATATTTGTTTAAATATTTTAGTCCAAAAATCAGTTTCAGCTCCACCTATCATAATTAATTCTTGTTGCCTTAAATCTTCTAGTGCTGTATTGGCTCTTAAAAATTCTGGAGAATAAGACATACGTTTTTCGTAAAAACTACTTAAATGATCCCAACCTTCTAAAGATATTGTGCTTTTTATTAAAATGGGAACGTTCGGACAATCTCGCATAACTTCAGAAACGTGTCTCATGTTACAGCTGCCGTTGTTACCTTCTGGGGTAGGCACACATACAATAACCCCATCCGTATCATCACTGACCTTTCTGTCGTAATGTTTAGGATCTATTATCTCTACTTCATGATAATTTTGCAAAATGGCTGCGTAGGCTTTACCAACAAAGCCGTAACCCGCTATAGATATTTTCATTTCTTTTTCTTTCCTTCTGGTGCATATAGATTGTTAAATGTGTATTCCCAATTCATGTAGCTATCATGAGCTTCTGCTTTATGTGTCCATTGCGATGGAATAAAATCTGGTGGTCCGTTGCCCGTGACCCACATGGCAGGCGAAGTAACCCTTACTCTATTGTTTGGTAAAGCTACAAAACAACCTTTCCATGGTCCTTCAGTCAAAGCTAAAACATGAGATTGTTTATGTTGAGCTGGGTCATCAGCTATTTCGCTATTGGTATAGTCCACGGTGAAGTAATACTTAGCGGTGTAAAACTCACCTTCAATACGAGCCAGCCAAGGACTTGAACTGGTTCGGTCAAACACAATAATAGAATGATCTCTTGATGATACATCCCAAGGTTGAGCAATATGGGTTGGCATAGGGGGTGGCATTTCATCTAGTGGTTCATCTTCAACTAATGCGGTAATTGGCATACGAGCCCACATTGCACCACCGTGAGGATTCTCTAAACGATTCTCTTCATCCTCACAACCAGTAAAAATAACTTGAAAACTTAAACAACGATCTGGGATACAGTTAACTGCGATGACATAACAGTGTAGAAACTCACCGTGATAAGCACGATGGTTGTGTGTAAATTCTTTTCTAACCCAAGCCTTGAGAACTAGGGGAATATTAGATATTAAATGTGACAAGATTATGCCTTGACTACTTTGTACCCTTTTACTTTAGCCGCTGCTTTTAGTTGAGCGACGGTCATTGTTTTTACACCACCTTTACCAGTGCCTTTGGAATAGCCCTTAGCCATTTTACCACCCATAGCTTTCATCATTTTAGGACCACCTTTAGAATAACCTTTAGCCATTTTACCTTTACTTTTCATATTAACCCCTTATTTGGTGAATTTACCAATTGATTTTAGCCCAAAACTAGCACCAATGGAAGCCATAATTGACCATTGTAACCACTCAGGGAATGTAGCTAAAAATTCAATACCTCTAGCAATAGCAGGTTGCAATGGCTCAATGAAGCTGGCCACAATTATTAAAATAAAGCAAATTGTCCAGGCTTCATCTTTCCAGGAATCATCACTTGCTTTAGCCATAGCAGTTTCCCACTCAATTTTACCTTCCGCAACCTTTTTCTGCACAGCAACTTTAGCATCTATCTCTGCAATTTTTAAATCAGATTTAGCTTTAGCTTTCTTTGCTGAGTGTTCGAAATAGCCCCCTACAGCCTTAGATAATCCAGATACTATTAAACCTACCATTATATTCCATCTCCATATTTAAATAACCCTGCAATCACTCCACAAATAGAGCCAATCCAGATTAAGGTTTTGACACTGCCACGACCCATATTAACTTGTTTTTTTAATTCATCGATGTCTTTACTGTTTTGTTCAACATCTTTGTGAATGTGTTCAATCTTTTCTTCAATACGCAGTAAACACTTTTCGGTTTCGTTAGCCATGTTATTGTCCTAATGGATTACCTTTATTGTTTAAGATATCATAAATTTTAGCCATTTCAGTTTCCATCCAACCAGCTAACTTATCTTCCATATCTTTCATTTCAGTATCTAATTTGTCCATACCTACATAGACTTCTTTAATAGAATCATTATTAAATTGTACACGTTCTTCTACAGTAACCAACCTTTCTTGTAATTTAGAAGTATCTGTTTCTTTAAAATTACCTACCGCTGCTTCGGTATGTTGGACTCTGGTAGCGAGATTGGACACCCAATAGACTGTCGAACCTATCGGCACTATCGCCCCCAAAACTAGACTCAAAAGAAGACTGGACGAGATCGTAAGTGTTTTGTTCATATATCATATCCTGTGTGATTGACACTGTTTCTACTATTTTAATCGTATCTTGTAGCACTTGTAAATAGGCAGCTGGAAGCACCATATGCCCTAAAGAATCAACGCTCAACACATCTGGTGAACCTTCTGTTTTAGGTTTCTGTACCACTGTTTTAGTCTTTGATTTAGGTTCTTTTTTTTCAACGGTGGATTTTTTAGCGTCATCTTTCTTGCTTTTTTTACTGTCTTTAGATTTACTTTTTTTGACGACTTTACTGTCATCACTTTTGACTTCGGTTTCGCTTGACTTTGATAACTCGCTTTTTTCATCTCCTCCATCATTTGTTTCTGTCTCTTTTGCTTCATTATTATTCTCCTTATTTTCAGCAACTTCTTCAACCACTTCATCGACATTCTCTATTATCTCATCATTTATTTCAACAAGATCTTCTTCCATGGTTGAATTATTTAATTCTTCAGGTTGTTCCATTTCAACGCTTTCCATTTCTACTTCAATATCTGCAGAAACAGGAATTTCTATTACGGGTATTTCTTGAATTTCTTGAACTTCGTCGATTGGAGTTAAACTTGCAAGGTCAGGTATATTAGTTGATATAACAGGAGCAACGTTAATTTCTACGGTCATATCAATTTGTTGTGGTATTTCAATTTCAATTGGTTGACTTTGTAAATTTACATCGGCAGGCATTTCAATATTAGTCATGTCCATATTCATATCAACACCCATGTCCATATTATTTACTTCAGGAGTTAATTCAATGCCTTGTATTTCAGGCATCATTTGCACATCTTGAATTAAATCTAAAGTAACTTCAGTAGATAAATCTATATTACCAATCACAGTGGGTTCAATGACTACAATAGGTTCAATAACAACAGGTTCAATGATTACAATAGGTTCAATAACAACAGGTTCAACAATAACAGGTTCAACTACTGGAGCTACATAATCTTGATACGTTACTAATAGCTCATAGTTATCGGTAATAGGGCCTAACCAACCACTAGAGTCTCCTGTATCAATACCTTGTAAAGTAAACGTTATACCAGTCTCACCTGTTAAAAAGGTATCATTAATGGATTTAGTAATTGTGTGATAAGTCCAACCGTCTTCGTAGGGCACTGCTGTGGTATTAGTAGAAACCTCAGTACCTGTTTCGTTTTTTAAAGTAACATTAGTAACAATCGTGTCATCACCACCAGCAGTACACCAACCATTAGGTGTATTACCGCAGCCATAGCCATGATATTTAACAGTAACACCTGTAATTTCTTTATTAGTTTCTAAACCAGAAGTATCTACAGATTGAGTAATAGTTGAAGTTTGCCCTTTAAATCTTATAGTGGGACTGTTACCAGCATCATTATAAGAATTAGCGTCACGCTTGACATTAGAATCAGATAGTGTCCATCCATCTGTGTTCTCGTCAAATGTGTTGTTATTCAGTAGGTTGGCCGAGGTCGTTGAGTCGGCGTGGCTTACTAATATTGATGTGCATGACACCAGCAGTGCCCACAAGATTACCTTCTTCATCTAATTGTACCATCCCTCTTTCGATATATAATTTCTTTGCTTCTTCACCTATCTTACCATCTATTGGACAAGGAGAATTACTGTCCCACATGGCCTGCCAGACGCGTGGATCTTGGCACAAAATAGCAGTAGCACTCACACGTAATCCCAGCTGAGCCATGGCCCTACTGAGCTTGATACGCTCACACGTCTTATCAACGACATGGATACCAGCTGATGCGTTAAATAAACCAGTGCCAATTGCACCAGATCTTACCACCACACATACATCGGTACCACCACCAATAGAAATAGAAGGTGAGATAGCTGATGCTGGAGGCTGGTCTTTATAATATATATTTGAATCCGCGGCGTGCAATGTTGCAGCGTGTGTAAAAATTATTACCATAATAGCTATAAAAAATATACGTTCCATTACACTATACCTTTATTACCAAAAGCCATATCATATCTGGCTCTTTGAGTTGGATCGTTTGCAATATTACTATTTTTTATACCTAAATTAGCAATACCACTGTTAGCTTGGTTTGTGTTCATCGCTACATTAGTTGGAGCTACATTAGTTGGAGCTACATTAGTTGAAGCTACATTAGTTGACATATTTTCTGTAGTAGCCACGTTAATTGGTTCTTGTGATAGTTTGTTAGCCCCTTCATAAAAATCTTTACCTTTCATATCTCTATAAAGTTCAATATTTTCTTCAACGTCATTTTCTGGATAAGGTCCTAAATTAAAAATATCTTTGTCTTTTAAATATGAACCAAAAAGCACATTAATATATTTTTTAAATGTTTCCATGTCACGAGGGTTTAATTTTTTTAGCCCTTTAGGTCCTGTTTTGTTACCTAAAGCTACCATTTTGTTAAAAGTGCTTAATAAATCTGGGTCTAATAAAATTTCAGTCATTTGTTTATGTGTTTTTAAACCAAGACCTCTTTTTAAACCCTCATAAAACCTACCTCTAGCCGTTAAAGGTGGAGCAAGTCTAGTTATTATAAAAGTATCAATAATAACAGGCACAGTAAGTTTTGCTTTAGTGCCTCCTTTTGCTGCTTGTGATCTATACATTATTTTTAAAGACTCTTTAAAAGTTTCTAAATTATTTAAATATTGAGGTTGATCTGCAAAAACAATTTGTAATTTTTTCTTTTGCTTGCCGTAATTTGCAACAAATTTTTTAAAATCTATTAGATCAGTCATTGGATCTAAAGAATCGTTACGAAGATTTTGAGCTATAACTGTTTGTAATCTTTTTAATACGGCAGGTTGTTTTTTAACTTCGTTTACAACAGTGCGTAATGTTTGAATTGCATCTCTTGTATATATTTTATTAACAATCTGATCAGGATCAAGATTTTCAAGTTTGCCAAGCGTTGTGGTTTTTAAGTCTTTTGCAAGTTTTGTGTTGTTTGCAGCATTTTTTTCAAAAGTTTTAGCTAAATCCGCTATTGTATCAAATTTATTTTTATCAGCTCCGTAAAATTTTTTTACAGCATAACCATAATCTTTCATAAATCTAGCATGTTTAGCCAGATCAGGCTTACCTGATCGAGTAGGGTCAACAAAATCTTTGTAAAAATTTTCTATACTTTTTTTATAATTATTTAAATAACTAGGCTTTTGTTTAAGTATGTCATAAACTTGATCTATAGCTCTTTGATTATTTTTTAAAAAAGTTTGTTTAAAGACTTCTTCGTCACCTATTTTTAAAGCACCCGTAGACGGATCTATTTTCATGACCCTGTTAATAACAGAGCTTATATGTTCTTTATAATATTTATATTCGTCACCTATTTTTAAATAATCTTTATAGAATTGGTCATCTACTCCTAAATCTTTTTGCATTTGTTTGTTTAAAGCTTTAATTATATTTCCTGGAAAACCTGTAATCTCTTCAGGGCCTCCTTTTTTTATATATCTATCTATTTTTAACAAAGCACTTAAAGTTTCTTTAACTTCGTTCATAGTCATTGTGCCTTTTTGAAAATCTTCTACTTTAAGAAATGCTTCAAGATCTTTTGAACGAACTTTATTTAAACTTTGATTTTTTTTAATAATACCAATTGCTTTTAATATTTCATCTGTATTAATAGTTCTTGCACCACCTACTTTAAACAAATTAGCATATGATTTTTCAAAACCTTTTAAAATAGTATCCTCAATAGTTTCAAAAGTATTTCTTATTTTTTGGCCTAAAAGTTTTTCTTGTCCGCTAGGTAATTTTATAAACTCATTAGTTAATTTTTTGCCTGCATTAATTTCAGCATTTAGAGCTTCTTTTCTTAAAGGGGCGTGTGCTTTTTCTATTATTTTTTTAATAAAAACACTTAATTCTTCAGCGTCTACAGAACTTTTTTTATCATAAGCACTTTTTTTATGAAAAGCTTTCTCTGAATTAATTATAAAATCTCTTAAATTTTCAGCTCTTGCTTTGTTAAATATATCAAAAGTTCCTCGAACGCCATACTGTTCATTAAGTTCATAGCCACTTTGTTTAGCTAAAAGTTCAAAACTATCTGAGGCTTCTGCTATAGTAAAAGTTAATTTGTTTTTCATGTTCATTTTAGCAGACGCATCTCGATAGTTTTTTAAAGTTTTTACAGCACTTTCTGTTAATTTATTATTAGTGTATAAATTTTTTATTTCTTGTTCTGAAAAAGCCTCTACAGGGTCAGCACTAGTTTTAAATTTAGTACCTAAAACTTTATTACTTGCTTTTGCTACATTATTAGCTGTCCATTTTAATATAGGTACAAATGCAAAACCTCCAGCAGTTAAAACAGCCGAAAACTCATTAAACCAATCTTCACCATATTTCTCTTTTACAACATTAATTGCTCCTTCCGCTGTTTGAGAACCGTACATGTAATCACCTATACCTAACCTAATCGCATCCGCCGCTGCAACTGTAAAACCTGAAGTTGTAGATGCTGCAGCTATTTTACTTTTTACCCCACCTGGAGTGTAGATAGCCGCAAGACTGCTGGCTATTATGTCAGGTATGACAACAACAGCGTCTCCCGTAAATCGTGAAAAATCAGAAGCATCAATACCTTCTGGATTTAATAAACTCCATTGATTTTTAACGGGGTTAAAAAATTCTATAGAGCCTGTTTTAGGTCCAGTTCTTATTTCTATTTTTTGATCAAACACTTCTTCTAAAGCCGTGCTTAAATATTGCATACCTTGCTTTTCGTTTTCAGCAAAACTTTGAGCTTTTCTAGCATCGGTTATGTCACCACTAGGGTTTACATCCACATCAAAACTTTTAGCTATTTCAAATTCACCATAAGGGTCTGCAACCTCTTCATAAGCTAAAGGCATAAATATATCAATAGGGGATTGTGTCACAGCTTCTTGTTTTGTTCTTTTATCGTATGTATTTAAAAAATCTTTAAATTTAGGATTAAAATTTTTATCTTTACTTTTTATATATTCATAAACATCGTTGGTTTTTTGTATATTATCTTTTTCACTTGTGTTGTTATTTTTAAAATAACCATCTCCGTAGCTAGATAAATCAACATTGTCTAAATTTTTTAAAGAAACTATAGGGCTTTTTGGATCAAACTTTTTTACAAAATCATAATAATTATCGTTGGTCTGCCCTTTACTACGTTTTTGTTCAAAAAAATAATTAGTTACCTTTTCATCAGTGCTTGTTGATTCAGGTCTTTTTTCTCTAAATTGTTCCAGTGTTTCAATTTCGCTAATTTTCATAAGTTATCATCTACCTCGCCGTCATTTTCTTCAGAGCCTTCTTTAAGTTTATTAGGAATATAACCAACTTCAGGAAATTTACCTTTTCCGCTACTTAAACTATCAACTACATCAAAAATTTGCATAAATCTTGAATTAAAACCTGCATTTTTACAAGATGTTCTATCTGTACAGTCATAAACTCTCATTAATTTACCTAAATTGCTTTGAGATAAATCAAGTGTAAGTGCTCTAACACCTGATAAGAAAGTCTTGTAATCTCCACCTGTACCAACAGATTGTAAAGCTAATTCAATATCTGTAACAGAGAACCTGCCCCCCTCCTCTCTAGATTTAGCTATGGCGTAAGCAAATTCTATAACTTGAGTTTTCTGTGCTTGATTTAAAGCTAAAAACTTATCTCGAGATTTTTGACTTAAAGGAGAACCTACCTTATTGTTATCATAAATAAGTGTCCCTTCTTCAATCGCTTTTCTAACTTCACGGTTTATATCGTAAAATTCATTTTTAGCGTCTGGATCCCTACCTACAATTGATTCAAATAATCCTTTTACAGCACTGTTAACTGTATTTATCGTGTCAGCAACATTTCCAGATAAAGCCCCCGCTATAGAAGTTGCCTCTATCCTACCTGCAGCTTGTATCAAGCCTAAAACATTGTCAGCTTGTTTTTCATACCCAATTTTTACTTTAACTCTTTCTTTTTGTTCTTTTTCCTCTATGCTCATTTGCATTAGTTTTTCTAAATCACCTTTAGTATCTAAAACAATTCCTGGATATGTTTTTGCTAAATTTCTAACAAAATCCCCACTTCGAGTGTAGTCTTTAGCTATTTCAAAAAATGTTCCTGGTTTAGCAGGGTTTTCTATTCTTTTATTAACAGAAAAACTTGCAGTTTTAGGACTAGCTTGTTCGTATTGATCTGGACTAGCAGTGTATAGTGCATAAGGAACTTTTTTAGTTTTTCCATCTAAAGTGTCATATACCTCAACTAAATTTAAAGAACCCGTTTTTGCAGCTTCACGGTCTTCTTTTCTTTTTTTCAAATCTAATTCTTTCATAGCAAGTATACTAGGTCCAACCGCAGCTAAACCTTTACCCGTGCTTTCTAAAAGACCACTAAGTCTAGATTGCCCTGGTCTTACTGTACCTGTCATTAATTGTGCGGCAATAGGTAATAAAATTTGTAATCTAGCTTGATCGGGAGTAAATGCGGAACCTTCACCACCAAAACCCATAAAAGTTTCATTACCAGTGTTTGTGTTTTTTTCTTCGGGTAACTTTTTAATACCAAAATCAGACATATCTGTTCTACCAAGATTGCCATCAACGTCACCTCCGTTTTTAAACTTAGGTAAATTTTTAGGTTTAACGGTATTAAGATACTTTTGTCTAAATAATTTTCTGTTTAATACTTTATCCATACTATACTTTTCCTGACATTCCTTTTGCAATTGGGTTAAACGCAGCATACGCAGCTAAACCTGTTCCCGCCGCTTGAGCTAATGGGTTAGTTCCAGGAGCCGTGGTCGATGTTACCTGACTCGCGGCAGTTGGTAATGCAGTCATAATTCCTTTTTGAAACTCTAATCTTTGGTAAGGTTCATACGCTCTTGCTAATTCAGTTTGTCGAGCAGCATCTAAAGCTTGTTGTCCCGCGGCCCTTTGCGATTGTCCTGCTTGTAACATTCTTTGTATATCTTGACCCTGCATGTTTTGTTGTTGTTGGCCAAACGCACCTAATTGACTTGCGGCCTGTTGTTGAGCAGCTACTTGTGTTGCTTGTTGATTTTGAGCTGCTTGTAAAGCTTGACCATAATTTTGCTGTGCTGCCGCTCCAATAGCTTGTTGTGTTCTACCTTGAAGTTCAGCTAACTGTATACCTTCACGTCCACCACCAAATGCCCCTGACCCTACTGCTTGAGCACCTATAGCATTTCGTTGCATTGCTGCTTGACGATTTATTTCATCTGTTACAAATTGATTGTATGGATTTAAAAAACCACTAACATCAGGAGCCTGCATCGCTGTTGTTTGAGCACCCAAGGCTGAAGCAATACCTTGATTTGTAGCTGTTGTTCCAGTCCCTGTCATTGCCGCATCACGATAAGCTTGTTGTTCTAACGCTGTAGGAGCTGCCGCTTGAAAAGCTGGAATATTAACAGGTCTTTGAGTTAATTGTGCTGAAGCATCGTACAAAGCTAATTTACGAGCTTCGATTTCAGGTGCCTCACGACTAAAAGTTGTTTGTGTTTCAGAAGGTGTTGAGGTACTACCACCACCACCAAAGTAACCTTTTAATTTTGTTTTAGGATTAACTTGACCAGCACCGCCAACAGACTTTAACAATTCTATTTCATAAAGATTTACATGAGCTAGCTCAGTGTCTTCATATTCACCACAAGATGCAATATCTTTGTGTAAAACTTTATACAACCAGATTTTAAATTGTATTGGTAATAATTTAAAAATCAATTTCATAATAACTTCCAGTTTGTTTAAATTTAATATCTTTATCTTTAATTACTTTAGACCAGCCTGTTCGACCAATCACTTCTATACCTCGGCAGTCTCTAAATTTAGCGTATGCTATAAAATACTCTTGCATACTTTTTAAATTTTTTATAACTTCACTGCCTCCTATAAACAACAACAAATATATAACTTTTGCTGGGTAATACATTTGTTGTCCCACATAAGCCGATTTTAATTCACCATGTATATAAACCAAAAATAAATCCATAGTGCCATCTTTAATCAAACAATACGTTGTAGCCATCGTATGCTTGCCATTAGATAAGTCACAAGCCTTACTTATCCAATCTTTAACATCACCCCAACAATCATCTACATCTTCTAGTTGTACTTTTTTTATTTTAATCAATTAACTAAATCGTATATACGTTTTAAACTATCCTGTTGATTGTAAAAGAAAGCTGCTCCCTTCTTTCTCATTTCTTTCATATCTTTTGGATCAGCTCCTGCCATAATACCAGCTCCAAGTATTGCATCTGCACGAGATACAAACTCGCCGTCAGCAAGTTGAGCTAACATAGTGTCTTCGTCCTTATCACCCACACCTGTGCCATCTTCTACATAGCCAGATGCTCTAACATAGTTGTTTACATCTTTTTCATCGTGTTCCATTTTACTTGGTAAGTAATTAATACCGCCCTCATTGTATTTAGGCATAATATTAACGATGCCACCTTTGTTGGCATACATCATATTGTTATCATAAGTATAAAGATCAGGCATAGCATCATCTTCTTCTGTGTACGTTCTAGGTGTAGTAATACCTGCAATCTGTTTATCTGCTTTTGCTCTTTCAGAAGTAACTAAATCTTTGTATTCTTGAGTCTCGTAATAAGAAGGTTTTTTATCAGGTGTTTTTGGAGCTGCGGCTAAAGTAAGGGTAGACACGCCTAATCCAACTTTAGTAGGAGTGCTCATGTTTTTAAAGTAATCTTTAACACGGTTTGTTAAAGTAGGGTTAGCTTGTTCCTCTGCCCCTGCTTTTAAAATATTTTCATACACAGAATTTATACCACTTGATGTAGAGCCTGTTACAGCAGATTCTCCTATGCTACGAGTAATACTACCTGTATCCGCTAAGACTTGACCACTTGTAGGGTCATAACTAATTGTTGGTAGCCTCATTGTTGGATTAGGAGCAACAAAAGCTGGAGCACCTGCCGCGGTATATGTTTCAACTGCTCCTTTGCCAAAAAAACCTTCGGGTAAAGCTACTGTTCTTGTAGTTGTTCCAAGATTTGACAAATTTGCAAATTTAGAAACATCCATTGCAGAACCACCCGCAGCTTGAGCACCTTGAAACATTGCATTTGTTTTAGCAGCCGCATCTGTTGCAGATTTAGCCATAACAAGATCTTTAGATGCTTGTGAGCCAGGCCCAAAAATACCTGCCGTAACACTACCTAAGATGCCTGACTTTATTGCATTTTTTGTTGAAGCTCCAGCTAGTTTAGCGATTCCAAAACTAGTTAGACCTGCAATTACCCAAATTGGCGGCATATAATAATCTCCTTATACTTGTTAGTACAAGTTTACCTCTATTCTTCAGTGCTATCAACACTAGTAGGCTTCATTTCGTCCCATAAACGGCCTGTATACTGAAATTCGCCTACATGAGTTATATAATCCATAATATAACAATAACACTTACCACCTGTGTTACGCCATAACCTACAAAAAGCAAAGTCTTCACCAAGAAAACGTTTGTTTTCTTGATCATAATAAGTGTCAAAAAAGTTATACAGATAAGGTTTTTTCTGTAGTTTGCCATCAATCAGGCTCTCTTGGTGTATCTCCATATCTGGATAAGATTCAATCAAAGTATCAAACACTTCTCGTTTAATGAGCATACACCCCGTAGGTGCATGAGTGACTTCAATCACTCCGTCTCCTTCTATCTGAATTGCTTCATTATCTTCTAATCGCAAGGGGTAAGTATTACAATTGACATGAGCTTCGTGGGCCGTGGTCACATCACCATGTAATATTTTTTGAATGAGTCGGTCGAACTTAATATCTTTTAAAGGGTAGGGTACAGAAATGACATCCTTGTCAGCCTCAAGCATACTCCATATACTGTCTGAGGAAAACGCTATATCTGAATCAATAAAAAGCATATGCGACATTTCGCTTTTTAAAAAAGAGGCAGTACATAAGTTTCTGCCTTGTGTGACTAGTGATGATTTTATCATTTCAAAAACGACTTTAACACCTTTTTTCATACATTCTTTTTGAAACTCTAATAAACTTTGGGTGTAATGAATAGATACATCCGAGTGCACGGGTGTAGCTACATAGATACCCAGTTCTCTTTCTTGATTAAGCCACAATGGTTTACTTGGATCTGGCATGTAGGGCTCCTTCTAAAAATCTAGTCCACTCAATAGCTTTCTTATCCCAATTATAATAACGTTTGGTGTAGTCTTGTTGTACCAAAAGATGCTCATAGATAGCATCCTCATGTAAATGTCGCATACCAGCTTTAATCGCATAAGCAAAGTTTTCAGCTAGTTTTTTATAATTATCGGTATAATTAACATAGATAGGAAATTCAGCACAAGTCTCATACAAAGCCCCGTAGTTGGTGGTGACACAGTATAATCCAGCCGCCATAGCTTCGAGAGCCGAGATACATGAGGTCTCCTCCCAGATACTAGGGTAAGCAAACATGTGATAATCTTTCATCTTATTTAAAATAAAATCGTTAGACTCATGCCCGATATAGTTAACATTAGGTAATGCTCTTGCTTGATCGAATAGTTCTTCCCAGTCGGCATTGTTATCTTTAGCAAATTTTTCACCATACACTTCACAGTTGCTGTATACATCTAATACTATATTCTCATCTTGCAAGTGTTGCATAGCTAGTAGCAATACGTTCAAACCACGCCACGGTGTTGGTTGAAAGACTAATCGTAAGGTGTCCCCTTGTTCATACGGTTTTCTTTCTGGGAAATGTGTAACCCCATTTTTAATCACATGACACCTTTCGGTCGGTATGTCATACATCATACGAAACTTCTCGTAGTTCCAATGCGAGTTAAACACATACCAATCGTATTTATAATGATTAGACTTGTTTTGAAAAAAAGGTCGAATATTAGGTTGGTCGTAACTGTTCTTTTGCCACAAGATGTTGATCTTGTTTTCATCAATAGGGACTTTGTTAGGTATAGAAGTGCAGATTTGAAAGTGACTAAGTAAGTCTGAGTCAACTCGTGCGGTTAAAAAATCGTGTTGTAATTCTGTGCCACCTTTAGGCTCACTCATTCGTCTCCCCAAAGAGATCAAGTTTAGGAACAATAATGGTTACATCACGTTGGATATCTTCTTCTTTGGTGTCAGTGCCTGCATCAGCTACATCAGCTTGAGCTTCTTCCTCAGTAGCATACTCTAAGCCAGACTTTTTATTAGATATCTTAGTTTGTGATTCGCAATCAATAGTAATCGTCATGGCTGTATTTTAACCATTTTCTTGCGATCTGTCTAATTGAGCATAGGAGATGACACCTGATACCTTAGCTGCTGTTTCTGCGGTCATTTTAAGAATATCACCTTCTTCTAATACAAGCGTGTTCGTTATAATATCAGTGGTGCTAACGGCTGCAATATCTTGATTACCAATGGTATGCGTAGCCGTAGCTGAAGTATCTGTTAGTTTTGTAGTTAAAGTCACTGCACTACTATGTATATTTACTGCTTGAATTTGTTTAATTAACAATCTTGCATCACTAGGAGCAGTTAATACAGAAGTCTCGTCAGTATTCGCTAAAGTAAAACCTTGGTTTTTATATTGTATTGTCATGAAATAAACCAGTTAAAAGTATCTTGTTCGTTTTTAAAATCTGTTTGAAATGAAAAATTAAGTTGATTTTTTAATGTGGTCAAAGCATCCATAATCTGTCTTTGATTTGAAGCATCATATTCAGATTTAGGTTCTGGTATATTAACAGTAATTTTAGCCATTATCTTTTTCCATCTGGTTGTACATCTGCTCTAAATGAACCAAAACGCCAGTTCTCATCTTGAGCACTGTTTTGTATTTTAAGTGAAGCAAATCGACCTCTTGCTCTAGTGTCTATTTTTTTAGTTGATGAGGTTACGGTAAACGGCCCTAATGATGAACTTGATTCTGTTTCAGATGGAAAGTCTTTGAGTTGTATAGTGACTGTCGCATTACCACTTAACACCTTAAAGTCTGGTAAGAAACGCCTAATCTTGATAAAGTTTTCTCCTTGTCCACCTTCAGCGTCTAAAGTAAAATCACCTGATTCTATAAAAGCATTAATACTTTGCACAAAGTTTCCATTTTGATCAGATTCGTTAACGCCTTTTTCATGTTCGTAAACAGTTGTCTTACCTAAATTTGTACTGACTCCTTGAATCGTAGGAAAAGTAGGTGCACTTGAAGTAGTAAATTCTGTAGCTATTGGGTTATCAAATAAATATTGGTCAATGTAAGCAGTTCTTGATAAAGAACTGGTTGTCCATGCACCTTCACGATAATTTAATGTTACACATCTATCAATACCAGTAGAACCCGCTTTAGGATAAAACCAATTAATTTCTGTAAACAATGAATTGTAATTACAATAGACAACTTCACCAGAATCATAATTAATACCTAAATCATCACTATCAACATTAGTAAATACAAAGTCTTCCACCGAACAAGGTAGTCGTTTAACCGTACCATCAAAGACAAAAAAACCACCCGATTCACCCATCCAATATACCGCACCATCTACATAGACAAGTGCGTGTTGACCAATTAAACCACAGTTAGAGCCTACCTGTTGTATATTAAAAGTAAAAGGTGGACCGACAAATTGCATTGTATAAGCAGAAGTATCGGTTAATATAAAAATATAATCTTTTGCTCGTAAAGCTCCCACTATTTTACTACCAGAGTCTAATCTAAAAGTACCCGCAGTATTAGTAGATACTGGAGCATAGTCTGTTCGATCTTCTTGATCACTGAAACGAATAAACATTTTGTCTTGACTATCTGTGCTGCCTACTGTTGTTTCTGTGCCTAAATGTATTAAATGTCTATCTCGACCTGAGACTAATGACATAACACTTGCTGTAGGATTTGTAGTAGACACAGTGGCTCGAGTTTCTACACCACTAGTCGGATTCCATTCAAATGTTTTACCGTCGTGTACGGTAGCAATTAAAATAGAACCAAAATTATCTAAAGCCCAGTTTGCAGGGTCTATAGTTACGCTAGTAGTAGGAGCAGCATTGCCCCAAGCAACAAAGTTAGTCGCATCAGTGACGACCGCCTCGTCATCATGTGCTGCTCTGGTTGAACCTAAAGCCGCTCTAGTAATGCCTGTTAAATCATTACTGGAAATGCCTGTGTAAGTAATTAATTCTGAACCTACCAATATGTGTCCAGATGAACTAAAACCAGAAGTAGAAGTTAATGTTACTGCTGTACCCGAACCACCTGTACCTGCGGTGTTATCACCTAATGCACCATTAAGATCGTTTTTTGTAAGTGAAGCTGACTCACCACCCCACTGAGCAACACCCCAACCATAACCAGCTGTTGCTTGTGCAGGTCCAAATTTAACATATGGGTTTATATTACAACCTGTCGCACCAGTTACACCAGCACCAGATTCAACTTTACCCATTGTTACAGTAAAGGTATCAGATGTTCTAGTGACAACTTCAAAGGTATTAGTCGTGAAGTCAGAAGCAACAAATCCTGTGCCACTTCCTGGTATAGTCATATTACTAAATGTAAATAAATCACCTACTACTAACCCATGAGCCGCTTTGTTAACTGTTAAAGTAGCTGAATTGTTAGTGGTTGTGTAAGTACAAGAGGTAAGAGCTGTGTCAAGAGGTGTAATGTCAAAAAAAGCATTACCATAGTATAAAGCAAGTATCTTGTTAGTAGCGACGGCTAAATATTTTTTACCATCTAGATCTGACCAATTGTGTAAATCTCTAGTAGCTCCAGCTAAAGTATTTGATGTAAGCTGTTGCCAACCCCCTACTTTCTCTGGTTCGCCATAACGAAAACGTACAAAGTCGCCGTCAGTCCATGTGTATTCAGCAGATGATTGAGTCATCTGTTTATTAAAACCTGGTTTGAACGGTACTTTAACTAATGGCATATGCTTATAAATCCTGTTTTAGTTAGTATAATTCAATTGTAGCAGCTTATAAAGACCTAGATAAGGGGCTTGCCATTCATCCATGCAACCACTGCATGGCGTTGTCCTTCATATACAGTCTCACAGCCATGTAAGCTATAAGATGGAAATATTATAATATTACCTTTTTTTTGTGGAGGAAAAAACTTCTCTCCACTACCATTAATTAAATAAAATAAACCACCTTTAAAATCATCATTTAATACAGTCAGACATGTTAATTTTCTTACATATTCTTGGTTTTGAGAAAAAGCGTAATCCACATGAGAAGTGTATTTACCGTTACGTTTGTATATTAAATACTCAGCTTGGCTACAAAAAGTTATATCGTATTTCCAATTTTGAAAATTAGCATCTAATGCAGCAGCTATTAGATATGAGGCAACACCTGTGTAAGGAGGTAGGTCTATTTTATTAACATCCCTTACCTTTTTGTCAACTATTTCTTTCTTTAAACTATCAGTTTTAGCTTTAGTAGTTTTTTGGTTTTTATGTTTATTTATATAAAAGTCACATACATCATGAGGTATACCTTGATCGTCTTGATAAACCCAACAAGGTACAATTAAACTTTCAACTCCTTTCATTTTTACTCTCCCAATTAAAAAAGTGTGTTACACAATACCTACCATCTCCGAACTTTGCATTAGTATCCATTTTTACAGGATATACTTTGTGCCCTAAATAGCTAGGAAACATAACCATCCTATTTGATATACATTTAATTTTTTTATTCGCTTCTGTAAGGCAAAAGTCACCACCTTTAAATTTTTTAGGTTCTTTATAAAGCCAGATAAGAAAAGTAAACTGCGTACTATCTTTGTGAGATTTATACTCCTGCTCATGGTCATAATAACTGACCATAGTAGAATCAGTATTTGTATTTATATAATTATTGTGGTGAAGAGGCATCCCTTTCTCTACAATTTTTTTAAATTCCTCAGATTGTTGTTTGTATAGTGCTTGAACTATATGCGAAAATTTTGTGCCTTTGACTGTGTAGGTATCCCATAAATAAAAACGAAAAGCATTTGACTTAGCTTTACCGTCAGTTGACTTTGCTACAACAGTGTCTTCTGCTTTCTCGATAGTGGCTATTTCTCTACTAGAATAAAAATCAAGCTCTTTCCATATAAGACTTAGTTCTTCTTCTGTATACCAATTATCTATTATAATATGAGGATACACAGGATCTTTAGATGTTTTTACTTTCCACTGTTTCATAAGTAATTAATGTTAAAGTTTACTCTTCTAGGAACGTCAGTACAGTTAGTGCTAGCGTGTGGCTTACTAGAATCAAAAAACAATATTCGATTCGCTACGGATTCTACTTTTGTACCATCATCTAAAATAGTAAATCCATTATTTGTATTAAGATAAAATATAGCACCTTTGTGAGGTTCGCATTGATCGACATGTTTTGCGTATGTAGTTAATACTTCTGTTTTTAAAAATAAATTAGCTTTAGCCCTAATAAGTTGTTGTATGTTTATTTTTGAAAATAAAATGTCTGCAACTAAATCTAAAAACTGACTACATTCTTCTATACCATGATCATAAAAATTATGTATAAAATAAAAACCATCACTCTCTGTTTTCTCTGTAACTCCTACATGACCAGCAAAATACCAAGGAAACCAAAGGTCTCCCTTATCATGTAAAAATATATCTTCAATTAATTTAAATTCTTCAAGGGGTAAGAAGTTATCAACTACTTTTGGCTTTCTCATTTACTCTCTCTATTTTTTTTAGTAAATTTATTAAAAACTTTATGTGGTCTATTTCATACCACTTAACTGAAATATCTAAACTGCTTGGATCTGCATGATGATTGTTGTGGTATGGGTGCATTAAGATAAAGGGTAAGTGTATATTCCTTGAGTTGTCATTGGTTTTAAAGTTTTTGTACCCTATTTTATGACCAAACACATTAACCCACGATGCTGCATGTAGTGAATATACAGCTGGTAAAGCAAATAAATATAAAGACATTTTAATATCTATAAACATTGTTGGTAACACTACACCCCAATATATAAGGTAGTAGTATTTTTTAATAAATACATGTGCTTTGTCTTTAATTAATTTCTTAATTAAACCTGAACTTATCTTAGAGTTCTTTTGTGTTTCAATCCAAAACCAAGTACGCCAACCGTCTGTAGCTGGGTGTGGGTCTCCATCTACATCTGAATACTTGTGGTGTGTAGAGTGATTTGCAGCCCATACCATGGGAGGTCCTTGCAGACCAAATATAGCACAACTATTTAAAAACAACTGTGTAGGTCTAGTAATCGTGAAGGATCCATGAGATAGATACCTATGACAATAACCTTCTATACCTAGCTTTGCAAAAAATATAATACCTATCAAAGTAAACCATAAATAATTTATATCCCACATATAAAAAAGACCTACAGTAGTAAATATGTGTATAAGACCTTGAGATAGTAATAACTTATGATGATCCGCTATTTTCATCTATACCCTTTAATTAATCTTGTTGAGGGAATAATCTTATCATTAACAATAACGGATGTATTGTTTTTTGTCGGTCCCATAAATAACAAGGTATAAGCAGGTTTATCAGCTTGTATCTCGTGAAATTTGTTGTGAGTTAATAAGTTTACCCACTTATGATGTCTTGTTTCTTTTACCTTTGTATTAGGATCATAAGTCAATTCTTTATATTGACCCCAGAGTATAAAAGATATAAATGTACCTTCGTGGTCGTGCATTACTTGTTGTACAGGTAGTACTTTACAAAATAAAATTGAAAAATAAGGACACCATATACCCCAGCGTCTAATGGTCATATGACCAGTTCTAGTTGTAACGTGTGTAGGACCTATTCCTGAGTCGTTATAAATCCTTGAGAAGTACTTTATCATATCCACCACTTCCGTCTGATTTAGGAACTTTTACATACTCACCAATATTAGCTTTATTAACACTTTGAGCTATGCGATTACCGTGATTGTCCGTTTTTGGTACAACAATTTCAGTGTCAGCTAAATTACTTATTTCATCAGCAAAAGGTGCAGTATATTCTATGTATAGACTAGTACCTTCCCCATACACTTGATACCTTTCTAAATGACTGTAAAGAGACACAGATACTAATTCTTTTGAACTATTAAATTTAAACTGAAAGGAATCATCCGCATGAGCTAATGATTTACTTTTAGATATTGGCATAACAATATCAGATTTTAATGATTTAGCCCACGCCCAAATATCATCATTTGACCCTTGTGCATAGATAGATTGAGTTTGTTGTAGCTCAAAATTTGAATTACACATATCAGTTATATACAAAACAGTTATACCTGAACCTAAATTAACTACTGGTAAGGCTTGATCTTTCTTATAAAAAATTTCTATTGTTTTTGTTGCAGTATCTAAATCATAGATATACCTTAAAAAATCTTTATCAATCAACAGACTATTTTGCATCTTACTACTGTCTTTGTAATCTGGAGCACAACTACATTGATGAAAAGTTAATACATTACCGTCTGTATCCACACCCCATGTCTGAACTTCATAGGGAAAAGTTTCAGAAGTAAATACGTCTGTAACTTGTTTTTTAATTTTTGTAACTTCATCATCATCACTACCACCAAAATACACACGGTTAGTGACTTTTTTATTATCAATATATGCTCTCATACAAACTAGATTACTCATTATGATACTGCTCCTTGAATGTTTCCACTGCCATCTTCATATGTTACCTGATTACCGTTTAAATTTATAGCCTTACCCGCTGCTCCACCTGCTGCTCCACTGTTACCTCCGCCAGAACCTGCTGCACCAAAGCCTCCACCAGCTCCACCATTACCTGCTGGGCTTTGTCCGCTTCCACCACCACCAGCTCCACTTATACTACCTGCTTGACCAGCTCCTGTTCCAGCACCAGCCGCACCACCTTGTTGGCCAGCTCCACCGCCACCGCCACCAGCAGCGAAATTTTGTGTGGTTGGAGTTTGGCCTTTACCACCACCTCCAGGCTGTGTGGCTGTAGCTCCTTTACCACCACCGCCGCCACCACCGCCACCACGGATAAAACCTCCGTTGTTTTGAATTGTAGTAGCAATGCCTAAGTTAATTGCATTTTGTGCAGCAGTACCAGCTGCACCTTGTGCGTTTTGCCCACCACCAGCTCCACCAGCTCCACCTCGACCAACAATTTGGCTATTGTTAATAATTTTAACGGTGTCACCTGAAGTCCACTGATTACCTGTATCAATAGCAGAAGCTCCTGTAGAACCAACGATTGCTTGTACAGTTAAGGTTACGTCCGAAATACCTGCCGAGTATGAACCCCCTCTGTTTGCAAAAATGTTGTAACTTTGTGTGGTTGATGAAATAGTCAGTGCAATAGCTACACGATCTGAACCACCGTAAAATTGAGAGAACGCAATAGCTCCACTACTTGGGATAGCACCAGCGTCTCCTGTAGCTCCAGAAGCCACGTTGTCACCACCTGCATAGTATTCACTCATACCAATAGGGTTACTACCACCGTATTCAGTTTGTATCGCAGATAAAGCTAAGGATGAGCCCGCACTAGGTATTGCCATTTTCTAATTTCTCCACTTTTGCTTCTAGTTCTTTAATTGCTTCTATTAATACACCTACTAAGTTACCGTAAGCCACTGACATATATTCGCCTTCATCATGTACTACTTCTGGCATTACTTTTTGCATTTCTTGAGCAATCACACCAGTTCCTCTTCTACCGTCTCTATCAAAGGTAACACCACGCATATTAGTAACTTTATCTAAAGCACTATCAATAGTTTTAATCTCGGACTTTAATCTTTCATCTGAAAAAGCTGTAACATCATTGTTAAAGGTTGCAGCACCTGCTGCTGACATATCTAAGGTAAGTGCTGTTATAACTGCACCACCATCATTACCTTTAAAAATAATGTCTTTATCACTGGTAGCTGATTGCATTACAAAATCAGTTGAACTATTAGTAAAACGACCAAACTCGGTGCCACCATCTTTTAAAATTATATCTGCTCCATCCGCATCTAAAACAATGTCTTGACCATCAAATAAAGATTGATCTCTTGTTTTATACTGCCAACCAACCGTGCTATCTCCTGAATAAACTAATGTAAATGCTGCTCTTTCGTTTGCTATTACTAAATCAGAACCAGCTCCATTTATATTAGAACTGTTTCTACCAACTGTAAGATTGTTAGTATCAAAGGTATTTTCTGAATCCATGAAAGTTACTTCATCACCTGTGGCAGGTGAGGCGGGTAGAGTAATCGTTCTAGCTGCACCAGAAGTATCAACTAATATTTGTGCTCCAGCTTGTACTGTTTCGGCTGCTGCAATAACACGCCAATATCTAGTTTCTTGATCTTTAACAATATCAGTGCCGTTAGAATGACATATGTAATGATGTCCTTCACATAATAAAAAACCTGTTTGACTGGTTACTTTAAAAGTAAGTGTGTAACCTGCATGATCAGTACCATCAATAATATTAAAAAACTTTTCAATACTTGCAGGCATGTTAACGGTTCGGTTAGCTGCTAAAGTACCTGTAAATTTAATACTCATGTTTCTTGCATTAGATATTGTGGCATTTGACATTGCTAAAGTAACATCAGAAGATGCAACATCTATTTCTTCATATCCCGCAACAGCTTGTTGTACAACATTAAGGTTATTATTACTTTTATCACCCCATGTTCCAGGGTTTTCTCCTGTTGCCATTAATTCTAATTTTAAATCACTTGAAAATGTTGATGCCATAATTACCTACTTTGTATGTTTATATTCATTATAAGGTCGTTATGCGACCTTTTCAACCTCATCAACAGGAACCCACGTTTGGCTTGTGCCTGTACTAACAGCAGTCCATGTCTGACCTGTGCCTGTGCTGACGGTTGCCCAACCAATACCATTGGCTATACCAATACTACTGGTCAATCCAGCTGCGGTTGGAACTATATTAGCATCAGCAACGGTAACAACGCTGTTAATAGAAAAAGCCAAAGCACTACCCGTAAGACTAACGTTAGCATCCGCCACAGGAACTACAGCAGTTTGATTTAAAGCTAAGGCTGTACCTGTTACGGCAACGTCTAATACTTCAAACTGTTGAGTAGAAAAAGGAGCTTGTGAAAAAGAAACGATACCAAAGCTCATAATTAGCCCCTATCAATTTTATTAAGGTCTTTAAATATACCCTCATTGTGTTCATGAGGTAATTGACTTTTTAATTCTTCTACTTCAGCTTTTAATTCTTTGATTGCTTCAATAAGAACGCCGACCATATTGCCGTAAGCAACTGATTTAATCTTATCTTCTGAATCATCTTCTTTTACAACTTCTGGTATTATCTTTTCAACTTCTTGAGCTATCACACCCATTTGTTTTTCACCATCAAAGTCAGTTCTGTTAAAAGTAACACCACGCATTTGACATACTTTATCTAAAGCATTAGGTATTGTTTCAATATTTTCTTTTAGTCTTTCATCTGAGAAAGCAGTAACATCGTTATTAAATGTAGCCGCTCCAGCAGCTGACATATCTAAAGTTAAAGCAGTTATAGTTGAACCACCGTCATTACCTTTAAATATCATGTCTTTGTCGCTAACAATACTTTGAATTACAAAGTCAGACGAGCTATTAGTAAAAGAACTTATATGTGTACCATCATCTTTAAATTGAATAGTTCCTGCATCAGCATCTAAGATAATTAAAGCAGCAGAATCAAGAAACATATCACCTGAACTTAAATCAATCTCATT